ACTGTTGGGATAGTACAATATGACATGTCAACTGCATGGGAAATTGATAGTGCTTCAGCAGCAGGTATAACCTTTGATGGTGGATCACAAAGTCTTGTAGGAACAGAGGGTATAGCATTTTCTTCAGATGGTACAAAGTTATTTGTTGCTAATAATACCACAGATTCTTTTCTTAGATATAGCACCTCAATATCCACAGATTACACTATCTCTTGGCCTAGCTCTATAGAATGGGCAGGGGGGGTTGCCCCTAGCAGTCCAGATTCAGATACAACAACTACACCCCCGACTGCGACAACAGATATATTTACCATCAGCACAGACGATGGTGGGACTACTTATCACGGCTTTAAGACAGCCGACAATCTAAGCTAATCTGGAAGGTGAAGGAATGGCTAACGATAAAAACTTTAAGATTAAGAATGGACTATCCGCAGGAAGGTACTTAGGTACTAACGGTACAATCACAAGTAATGATCTAGATCTTTCCTCTGGTACAGACTTTAGTTTAACACCTACAGGTTCTACTACAATAACATTTAGTAATCCACCTGCATCAGGAAAAGCCGTAGGATTTACCCTAGAGGTAAACAACACAAGTTATGACTTAATATGGCCTACCTCAATTAAGTGGCATGAGGGTTCTGCACCTACTGCAGGTAGTGGTAAGGAGATATATGCTTTCTTTACCAAAGATGGTGGCACAACTTACTATGGTAAGAGGGCAGGGGAGAATATAGCATGAGTCATGTAGCAAGGGTAGCTTCCACTGCAGCTAATACATTAACTGAAAAATTTGATATACCAGATGTGTTCAGCACTTATTTGTATACTGGGACAGGTGCTGCGCAAACGATCACTAATGGGATTGACCTTGATGGCGAAGGTGGTTTGGTTTGGACTAAATCAAGAGATTCTGGCGGTAATTATCTAACAGACACTGTTCGGGGTGCAGGGAGACTTATAAGTACAAACTCTACTGACGAAGAGTCCTACACAGCAGATACACAAAAAACAGTAACAAGTTTTAATATTGATGGATACTCACTAGGTACAGACACAGGTAACTGGGGGCATAACTTTTCATCAGCTTACGACTACGTCTCTTGGACATTTCGCAAAGCCCCTAAGTTTTTTGATGTGGTTACTTATACTGGAACAGGAAGCACACAGAATATAAGTCATAACCTTGGTACTACAGTAGGAGCTTTGATTGTAAAGAAAACTGATGGAGGTGGGCTTGCTAACTGGATGGTCTATCATAGAGGAGCAGATAGCTCTAGTCCTGAAGATTATATTTTATATCTAAACGGTACTTCAGATAGAAACAGTGGTAGTGGTTTCTGGGGTGGTACTGCACCGACATCAACGCAATTTACTGTAGACACAAATGATAATGTTAATGCTGATGGCGACACCTACGTAGCCTACCTATTTGCACACAATGACGGTGACGGTGATTTCGGCCCTGATGGTGACCAAGATATTATCAAGTGTGGGAGCTACACTGGTAATGGTTCTACTACTGGTCCTGAGATCAACTTAGGGTTTGAACCTCAGTGGGTAATGATTAAAATTGCCACTGGAACAACCGACCAGTGGGTTATTTTTGACACAATGCGTGGGTTAGTTACGGGTGGGGATGATAACAGACTGTTTCCAAATCTTAATAATGTTGAAGCTGTTGGAGACTATATTGAGCTTACCTCTACAGGCTTTAAACCTACTTTGGGAGCAGACTTAGTTAATAGAAACACCTCTGAATACATCTACATGGCAATACGCAGAGGCCCACTAGCTGTACCAGATGATGCCACTAAGGTTTTTGCTATTGATACTGCAACAAGTGACAATCCTGCTGTTGATTTAGACTCTGGGTTTCCTGTTGATCTTCTCTTTACAAAAAGAAGAGATGGAGGAGATTCAAAGGTTGTACCCAGATTAACTATGACTCGGATGGATGCAGGTTCTACAGGTTCTGAGGGCAGTGCGTCATCTTTCTGCGAATTTGACCATATGGATAAAGTTGTAAGACTTCCTTTTATGGGTGGTGCAAGTACTGTTGACTACATGTGGAAAAGAGCACCCTCGTATTTCGATGTGGTTGCTTACACAGGAAATGCAACAGCAAGAACTATATCGCATAATCTTAATGCAGTACCTGAGATGATTTGGATTAAAAAAAGAGTGAATACTGATGGAGGTGGGGGCGGTCAGTGGTGTATTTATCATTCTGCTTTAGGCGGTGGTAAGATTATTCAATTTAACAGTTTTGCGCCATATTCTACATCTGATTATTTTCCGTCAACACAGTCTTCATCAGATACTTTTAGTATTGGAACTCAACATCAAGTTAATGGTAACGGATCAACAATGATAGCCTACCTTTTTGCTACAGCAGCAGGTGTATCCAAGGTGGGAACTTATACTGGGAATGGCTCAAACCAAGATATTGACTGTGGATTTAGTAGTGGTGCTAGGTTTGTTTTGATTAGGAGGTCAGACTCATCAGGCGATTGGTGTGTGTACGATACTGTACGTGGATTGGTCGCAGGTAATGACAAGCGTATAGAGTTTAATACAGAGGATACTGAAGATACAGACACAGACAGCATTGATCCGTATAGTTCAGGATTTAATATTGTACAAGAAAGCGAAGCTAACCTTAACGTATCTAGTGCAACTTACATCTTCTACGCAATAGCATAATATAGGAGAACACAACAATGTATGCTAAAATATCAGGGGCCAAAGTATTAAAATTTCCCTACACATTTGGAGACTTAAGGAAAGATAATCCTAACGTATCTTTCCCAAAGAATATTGATACTAGTATTATGAACAGGTATAATATGGTGGGAATTATAGAAGGACCACAACCTGCCCCTTCAGCTTATCAAAGGGTGCAGCGCAATGCTTTACCTGCTAGACCAGTTTTAGGTCAAGATGATGATGGTAATGATATGCTCGCAGGGTACTGGCAGATAGACTATACAGCAGTAGATATTTTTGCTGATACTACTGAGGATGGTGTGACTACTACAAAGTCTCAACACGAAGCTGCTTATCAAGCAGGGCTAGACGCTAAGACTGCAGAAGGTCACAGGACTACACGTAACAAGCTTCTGGCTGATACTGATTGGACACAGATGAATGACAGCCCCTTAAGCAATGAGAATAAGACAGCTTGGTCTACTTATCGACAAGAACTTAGAGACATATCAGATCTAGATGCTTGGCCTAACCTAACAGATGATGATTGGCCTGTAGAACCATAAAGGGTAAGTCATGTATGAAATGTTAGACCTGATGATGCAATGGCTTGTTGCTCCAGTTGCTTTTGTTGTATGGTTTCTGTTTATGAAGTCAACAAAGAATGAGAAAGACATTGCGGTATTGCAGACACAGTATGAGGCTAATAGACTAGCCTACGACAGAGAGATGAAAGAGTTAAAAGAAACTGTCAAGGCAATCTTTAATAAGCTAGATAGTATAGAGCAAGCATTAAGAGATAAGTAATGGACCCAGTAACTTGTGTTGCAATGGCTACAGGGGCATTTAAAGCCCTAAAAGGCGCTATAGGTGCGGGCAAAGACCTACAGGATATGACGGGTCAGCTGTCACAGTGGGGAAAAGCTTTCTCTGACTTTACAAATATAGAAGAACGAGAGAAGAATCCTCCGTTCTGGAAGAAGACGTTTAAAGGATCTGACGAAGAGACGGCTATTGAGATCTTTGCTAATAAGAAAAAAATGGAGCAAATGAGGGCTGAGATAAAAGATCATATATCTTGGAATTATGGCCCTTCTGCTTGGAAAGAAGTTTTAGCAATAGAGGCTAAAATGCGTAAGCAACGCAAGGATGAGCTTTATCGCAAGCAAGAGCAGATTGATGCGGCTATTAACTTTGCTATTGGTGCTTTTATCTTTGTGCTTAGTGGCGGTGTTTTGTTTGTTTTGTTTTACTTCTTAGGCAAGTGGCAGGGTAGGTGGTAATGTGGTTCTTAGTGTGGATGCAATTTACGATAGGAACTCGTGAGTTCGAGTACTATCAAGTAGGTACATACGGATCAGAAGAAGCTTGCAAAGAAGAAATGGTGAAAGCAAGGGTGATGATAACGAATAGTAAGTCAGCGGTGCATTGCTTTGAGGTTGATAGAAGTAAATAATAGGTTTGTAGTATATGATAAGAACGGTAAGGTTATGATAATTACCCGAAACAAAAAGATTGCAATAGTTTATGCGAGGGACAATGGCACACACAGTAATTGATGATTGGAAAATTATACCAAGGCTAATGATGTTGGCTGTAACTATACTAACATATCAGGCTGTTCATTGGTACATGGCTTTACCTGATCCGACAATACAACAGTCAGGTCTTGTGTCTGTTTGCATGGGGGCTTTAACAGGGTGTTTTGGTATTTGGATGGGTAAAGAATCTAAAACAACAGTAACACCAACGAGAGTGATACATGAAGAATCTTATAGCAAGTCTTCTGATAAGTAGTCTTCTTGTCGGATGTGCAACAATACCATCATTCCTTAATCCTTTTTCTAGTAAAGGAGGCCCTTCTGTAAATGCCAATGTCCTTGCAGGTAAAGAGAACACACAACAGTTGGTCGGACAACAGAATCAACAGGATGCAGGTAGAGACATTAATACAACGACAGTTACGAAAGAAGTCGAAGCGGAAAAGATCGAAGAAATCAAAATCTCAAACACGAATATACCAATCTGGGTTATACTCTTGCTCTTGCTTGGGTGGTTACTGCCCACACCAACAGACATACTTAGAGGGATTGGGAACATATTCTCTACAGTCTTTCAGAGGAAGAAATGATATGAGTTTTAAATTAGGTAAAAGAAGTATAGAAAAACTAGAGGGTGTTGATCCGACACTCGTTAAGATAGTTGAAAAAGCAATTCAAGTGAGCGAGCAGGATTTCTCTGTGATTTGCGGTTTAAGAACCAAATCAGAACAAGAAGCTCTTGTTGCAAAGGGTGCATCACAGACTATGAAATCTAAACATTTAGAAGGCAGAGCCGTAGACCTGATGGCATACGTTGCAGGATCAGGCGGTAGATGGGAATTAAATCTATATGATGAAATTGCTGATGCTATGGCTCAAGCAGCATCCCTTTTAAGAATTACTAATTTGCGTTGGGGGGCAGCTTGGCATATAAATGATATAGGATCTTGGTGGGAGAACGGTAAGCCTATGGAAGAAGCTATGAATAATTATGTTGATCTAAGACGATCACAGGGGCGAAGGCCCTTTATAGACGCTCCCCACTTTGAGCTTGTATAAAACTAAAGAGGCCCCTTACGGGGCCTTTTCTTTTATTAGTTCTTTGAGATACCATTGAGCTTTTTCTAGGTCTTCTACTCCATTCTTGTACCTGTATCGCCAGAGATATTTTATTATATTCCCCTGTAGGTAATGCTCATATCCTTCTCCTGTTGCGGCTCGAATAGCATCAATACATTCGATACCTGCTTGATTATAATGTTTCGGGTTATTTACTATGTCAGACATTTTCCACCTGTGGTAAGATTAGTTTTGATATTGGCATGTTGTAAGCATCTGCTTTGAATGTAAAGTTGTTCGAGGGGTCTTTGTCTCCCTTCTTGAAATGGGTACTATCCTCATAGTATTTATCTCTAGGATACCAACCAAGAAACCAACCAACATGAAGGTCATTATGAACACGAACAAAAGCATAATAGTCGCACTTCTGTTTGTAGTAAGTGTTTATAGAACATTCATAGAAAGGTTTTGGTTCTACTGAAGTCCTCTTGGTCTTAACATCAACAGTTTTTCCATTGGGGAGTAGTATGTCATAGTCTACATTCTTAGCTATATTATCAAACCTACCACCTAAAATAGACAAAGCTATTTCTTCCCCAACAAAACCTGCTAGATTGCCTTGACCTCTCGTTATGCTGCGACCTAGAGATCCTAATTTCTTAGCTTTATCTCTAGATCTAAGTAGCATATCGTCCTGTACGATAACCTCTATCATTATATATCTACAACCTCACATACATCACCTGTACAAGCAAAGGTCTGACTAGATTTTGTCGTGTCCTCTTTCTCGTACTCTTCGAGTTTAGACCAATCTATGTATTTCGGGGTGTTATGGTATAACATGTCATAGTCCTCTTTTGTACACTCTTGATAAGGTGCTTGCTGATAAATATGATCTGAATAAGGTAGGAAGGATACCCCAGACATTTCATCAAAGTGTTTATAAACAAATGCACCTACCTCAAACCATTCATCATCCTTTACTGTACAGGTGATACTTGGCTTATGTTCACACTAATGTCTCTGGTATATAAGCCATGTTTCTAATTGTTCAATAGCTGTGAGATTATTTCTTACAATAGCTCCTTCTGGAGATTTGATAGGGAAGCTGAACACTGTTATTGTGTCTGGCTTTGAAACACAAGGTTGGCTAGATACTCCTTGATCTTTTAGGAACTGAGTTAATGGGTCTTTGTTATCCCCTCTAACTGTGCGAATGTAATAATCGCTGTGGCGAGAGTGAATCCCACTAGCGGAGTCAACAAGTTGGGAGACAGTGCCACTTGGTTTGACACAAGTGATAGCAGTAGAAGGGTTGATACCAAGACGTTCAGCCCATTCAGCATTTGTAGTAATCGCAACATTTCGTAGCCTCTCTAAGGTTTTGTCTAGACCACTATTCTCTTTGGTCAAGATTGGGTTATCCATTATCCCTGTGAGTGACACACCCAACAGTCGTTCTTCTTCTGTATTTCGCTGCCACACCTTTCGCAAGTAGGGGAATTTGGTGTATGTTGATTGGATTGTTCCCAGAATTGTTGCCAAACGGACTTTTCGCTCCAGATCGTTAATAGTATCCTCTTTGCGAACAACAACTTCTGTAAGATTGCAGAACTGATAAGGCCGTAATATAATCTCACTACAGGGGTTACAGCCGAAATCATGTTCAGTGTCCCTTCTCCCATTCTTTGCAGCTTGTTTTTTAGATGCTTCACGGTTAAATATACCCCTCTCTCCTGATTTACTTTCAATGAGAGCCAACCATTCCCTCATAAAAGCTTCTGCCTCTGGTTTTTCGGTATAGGCCACTGAGTTATTTGCTAACGAGCGATACCCATATCGATATATGTTTTTTTCAGGTTCGTCATACCATTCACCAGATTTAGCATGTCGCATACGATCATCCTGTAGGTTAGATAAGCTGATCATAGCAGAGCGTCTGACACCGCCAGAGACAACTACATTACCTATTTTGCACATGAGGTCATGGCACTCAATTGATGATAACCGTCTTCCCGACGCACCCCTAAGCTTCTCAACGGTGAAATTAAATAGATTAATCAAAGGCTCTGGGCCAGATGCTCGACCACCAAAGATCTTTAGCCTAGCCCCTGCAGGTCTGATTTTAGATACATCCCACTTGGGTATCTCACCAGAATACAACAATGCGATAAGTAATCTTAAAGCTTTAGCCCAACCCTCTTTACTATCTTTCACAGTAATTGTTGTGTTGCTATCAAATAGGGTAGGGACTTCTGGTAGTTTCTCAATGTACTTGCGTTCTACACTGAAACCTACACCTGTACCGCAAAGCAAGATATACATAGCTTCATCAAATGATTTAATATCATCTACTGGAAGATAAGAGCAGTTATATCCTGCAGTGTTATCACGATCTAATGCAGTACCTGCAGTCATTAAGGCCCTCATAGATGGCATAACATCTAGCTTAAGTATTGCCCTACCGATAGAGTCTACAAAACTATCATCTCCTACTACTGGCTTTACTACGTTGTCCATGTAACGGTCAACAGTCTCATGCCAAGTCTCACGCCTACCTTCATTCTCCACCCATCTTGCATATTTACCTATAGCAATATACTGCTGATAAGCTGTTGGAATTGTATTCTCATTACTTTTCCAACTTTCATCATAGTAACCAAATGCGTCTAGGTCTGTTTCATTAAGCATATTCTACCATCCTTCCATAAAATTCTGTTGCCCCTTTATGTTCTGCATCGAACAAATACCAACAGCAGTTGTCTTTTCCTACGCTCTTACTTCCTTCAATCCACTTAACTCTTCCAATACTAACAACCTTAGAGCAGTAGGTCATTAATATAGCCGACTGCTTTGTATGCATCCAATCCGCATCAAACAGTAGCCAAGACTTACAGATAGCCATAAAGTTATCTATCATTGCATGTAATATCTGTCTTTCCCAAGGTGGGTTAGTTATTATAAATGTTTCTGGGTCATAAATCTCCGTCTGTAGTTGTAATGCGTTAGCCCTCAATATATCTGCCCTTTGAGGATCTATATCAATAGCCCCATGACAAACACCTGATCCACCTGTAAGAGTGTGGATATGATCTATGAGTCTGCCATCCCCTGCACAAGGTTCGATGTAATCAAACTTATACGGCAAGTGCGCTATAAGCGGCTCAATAGCCTCTATAGGTGTGGGATAATAATCCCTTGGCCTTCTTTCAAAGTCACTGCGTTTGCCCATTAGTGAAGCTTCTCTGGGGCTATATAGAACTCTAATTCCACTGGCTCTAAAGTTGGTTGGCTTAACCTCTTCTTAAACTCGTAGGCTGAAGTAACATTGTCAAAAGGGATATCATCTATGAAAACCTCGTCATCATCTCCCTGTATCTTACAATTTAACCATATGTTGCCCTCTGGATCTTCTACTGGGCCATCTAAAACTGCGTGAACTTTATACACTACTTTCTCCATCTCTTTATAAGCTCCATATAGTGATCAAGTCCAACCATTACAACCCAGTCTTTTCTATCAGCCCTGAAAAATACAACAGGCTCATAACTACCTTGGTCTGCTTGTGACATCCAATCATAAACCGTTTGTAGGTTCTTCCTTCTTTTAACTTCTATCGACAACGGTAGGAGTTTTCTTGCTTTTGGGGATAACTGAATGTCTTCTCCAGATTGCCCCATAGCCGTACTTCTAACATCATCAGGCTCTAGTCTTGGAAATGCCTTGAGGATAGCGTCTCTTATCTCTTGTTGGCCTAGTCTCCCTTTGGCTTTACTGGCACTGGCGGTTCCCATATCTCTCCCTCCTTCCTTCTTAACCAAAGTAATCTGGCATTTTCTAAAACACGGTCTGTGTCTCCATCATACTCTTTGATACAAGCTTTCCAGAGTTCCTTTTCTGTTTTGCATTTATCAAGCATCTTATCAGCAGTCTTTTTGCCAACCTGATAAAGCCCGACAATATTATCTGCGCTATCTCCAGACAGGATCTGTGAGTAGAAGAACTTTAAACCTGACCAATCGTCAACTTTAGTCCATGCCCCTGTATTGAAGTTAAAATGCCAACAGGGGATCTGCAGCATATCTTTATCTATAGATGCAACAACAGTATCAGAACCTAATTTTGTTGCCTCTTTCGCAATAAGATCGTCAGCTTCTTCCTCCTCGCTAACAATTGCATCATATTCCTTTACCATAAAATCTCTAATATGACCCAAGTGTATAGGTTTTTCTCGCTTTGATCTATTTCCCTTGTAAGGAAAGGATTTAGCAATGTCATACCTAAAGTTTCCTTTACCTGTGAGGAAGACCATGTAATCGCTTTTGTCTGGAAAAGGTAAGGCAGTTTCCCCAAGAATGTAATCAAGAACATCCATACACTTTTCTTCTGCGTCCTTGGGGGAACTATCTTCAGTGGCAAAGGCTGCTCTATAAGCAACAATATCACCATCAATCAGCACTTTGCCTTTGATCATTAGAAATCACTCCAGATCATGTCGCCATCATCTTTTTCAACGGCTACTGCTTTTACATAGGTAAACCCTACGGCTTGACAAAACTCACTAAACAACCAGAGAAGGTCATTTATATCTTCTATGTCTTCACGTTCCATAGAGGTTTTACCTGTGAAGCCATCGTCCTTAGATTCTGATTCAGCTATGATCTGTATTTTCATGTTACCCTACCATAAACAGTTCATCGTCTTCTGTTATTTCATCTAGTGAAACATAAGAGACATGTTCAGTTACACCTACATTTAGTAGTCGGATACCTGCACCATTTGCATAAGTCTCAAACTGTACTTTTGCTTTAGTACCGTTACCCAATGCACCGTCTTTCTCAAAGTCCCACAACCGTCTGTTGTCTTTGCCCTGAGTTAGGTCTACAACTTTAGGAACGCCACCATAATCGACCTCTACAGGATCTCCTGTCTTACGATCAGTAAAAGTTTTAACGTCAGTTACGGCTCGTTTGAGACGCATAAATTTACCAATACCATAATCTAGGTTACCCTCAAGAATACGGTCACTATTCATAGGCTTTGGGTCAAGCCCACCTGCGATTAATTCTTGAATTTGGTTTTCGTCTGTGAAGTAACCATTTACAGCGTACTGACCACCCTTCTGAAAGATTGCCTGTGCAGCACGAGGTCCATCAGGGCTTCCCATATCTGCGTTTTGGGGGAATACTTTTGCATATTCAAGAACCATATCCATAGTATATTTTGTCATTCGAGTGTCCTTTCTAGACTCTGGTAATTATATATATGTACATTTTTCGTAACTTTAGACACAAAATATAAAAAATATTTTAGTGTATCTCTGCATACGATTTGCCAAACTGTGCGTCTACGCCTAAAACAACATTTAATTGTAGATCTTGGTTCACAGATTTGATTGCTAAATCCATCACGTTTTCAATAACATCTTCTTTTCCTTCTTCTGTTAAAGCTATTACTTCATCATGGAATTGACCTATCGTCTTTATTCCCATGCTACGACACTCTTTCACCCAACTGTCGAAACAATAGACACCTGTTCCTTGATTTAGAGTTGAGAACCTATCCTTGTCGGAACGTAAACTATACCAAAACTTTGACACTGGGTTTTGTATCCATTGTGATCCGTTTACTTCTCTTACTGTAAGATTGTTTGCTACCTTCTGTACTGCCCAGTTACGTGACCAAAAGGCATCTAGTAAGCTCTGGGCCTCAGACTTGCTCATACCTGTCTCACGAGCCAGTTTAGAGGCTCCTACGCCATATGTAGCAGAGTAGTTAACCACCTTATAATTCTTACGCAGGGCTTTCAGTGATCTTTCACCAGAGTTGTGTTTGTCAATATCGTCTTGTGTAACAATCCCTGCATGTTTTGCTAGGTCAAGGTGTGGATCAAAGCCATCCTTGCTCATTTCCTCTACATAATCTGGATCTAGTGGTTTCATGTAGTGACGTTTCGTTGTGTCTTCTAGTGACGTCATATCAGCACCACACAACGTATGACCCTCTGGAGCTACCAGACAACCTCTAATTTCTTTTCCATAAGGTCTGTCAACGGAAGGCAGATTGACAAGTGGCTTGGCGTGTCGAAACCGTAGTGTATTTGTAAAACCTGCGATAGACGCTTTGACATAACCATTTCGTTCTGACTCCAACATAGCCTTGAGTATGCCAATCCTATGAGTGAGAACTGACAAACCATCAAGAAGAGCAATACTAGGTTCAATCTTCTCAAGTTCTTTAACTGACGAGCATAATTCTCCATCTTTCCTCACCTGTTCTATCTTGCGTTCACTTCTATCATCTTCCCTCACGTATTTGAAGGTTCGAGGCTTCCACCCCAGAGAGTCGAGCCAATCTTTGACTTGTACCATACTGTTAGGGTTAGCAAGTTCTTCCCCTGATTTGACCACCATACTCTGTGTAGAAACTGGTTGCCTCTCCTGTTTGCAAAGCTGTACCCATTTTTCCCCATGTGAAGACAAACTACCGTCCTTTTTATGCATGTTCTTTGGTCGGGTCTTGGTAGTAAATAATATACGTTTTGGCATTGCATTAGCCAGAGCTTCGATTTTGTCATTCTTTAACCCCTCCCATTCCTCTAGGTGGGTAGTTGCTTTTTCTACATCTAATTTCCACTGCAGGGCTTCCTGCTCTGCTGCACACTGCATCTTGAACATCAGGTAATCAACAAACCGATTTTTATCTCTCTGATCTGGATACAGCTTCTCTAGCTTGTAGTTTAGACGATTGAACAACACAGTATTGATACGAACATCTTCATCACAACGGTGTGCATATTCCTCTGGGGATAGGTTTTCCCAATCGTCAATCTTTGGCTTTGGTACACCAAACTCTTCACCATAACTAGCAAGCCCATGACTAGGGCGATAGAAGTCCAGATACCATGACAAAGGTAAAGTGTCGATTAGCCTTGCTTTTACCTTGATGCCTAGCACTTTTTCCACTGCAGGGATGTCAAAGCGAATAATGTTATGACCAATTAATATTGGTGCTTCTGTAAAGAAGATACGCATAGCCTCATAGTCGTGCGTATGATGTACTTGTTTATCTTCACCTAACCAAGACAACACATGAATTTTTGTGCTATCTAATCCGTCTGTTTCTATATCAAATATACTCATAATACCTCTCGTAGTGTAAAACTATCAGAACTAAATCTCATCTTGCCGCCTCTTCCTTCTTCACTGCAGGGGCGGTTTTTTTGTACGCTGATGTAAGTTGTGTTGCGCTCCTCTGGATCGTCAGCTTCTTTGTCACGAGCTAGGTCAAGTATAACCGATGCACGTTGACCAATCATCTTACAATATTTTGGATCACCATTTTCATTTGTGTGTGCAATTGTTACGATACCCACGTTTAGTTCTGCAGCGAGTTTAGATAACCTGATAGATAGGTCAGCAAGCATAGCCTCTTTGCTCTCTTCTGATGTACCTGCAACTACATCCTGTATCGGTTCAAAGAATACAAACTTACAATCACAGGCTTGACTGAAGAAACGTATCTGATCACACAGTTCATCAGCACCCTGACCATCAGACAGATAAAACTGATACAGGTTTTCATCCTTCGTAATTCCCTTGATGGCCTCTACGACTAATTCCCCTGCATCCTTATCCTCAATCAAATCCCTTCGAGTGAGGTTGTCACCAAGGTGATAAGACACAAGCCCAAGGAGAGATCTTAGTTTTGTCTCTTCGAGATGCCAAGTTGCAATCGGTATTTGACGCTGCAACATATTGTATTCGAGGTATCGCATGACCTCAGTCTTACCAATTCCTGTTGGGGCTTTGATAACTGTGAAGTGTCCTTGCATCAGACCAAGTATTTTATCATCTAGAGATTGAATACCTGTCGGAACATACTGATGTTCTGGAGTATCGTGATACAACGATAAGAATTGTTCAGACGTATTGATAACATTCTCTGGTGTGTGCTTTTGTGGCTTGAACCATGCAGACTTAAATTCCTGTATAGCCCCTGCCTTTAAGAAATCATTAGCGTCTTTGTATTTATCATGTGGGACACGATAGACCTTGTTAGGAAATAGTCTAGCCATGCGATCAGCTACAGCATTTCCTGCTTCATCATTATCAACAGACAACACTATACGCTCAAAACTATTTAACCAATCTGCACAGTTCTCCCAGAGCTTCTTAGAGGGTGTTGCAGAGGGTAAAGAGACAACAGGGTTGATGTAATTGCTCTTAAGTATTTGGGCTACTGAGAGAGCGTCTAGTTCGCCCTCAGTTACTGTTACAGTTTTAGAACAACCTGCAGTAAAGAAGTTCATACCAAATAATTCGTCACCCCTAAAACCATCTTTGGTGTAGAACGCTTTGTCTTCTAACCTACGAACCTTAATTCCCCCAGAAGGGTAAACATACTCTTGTCTGTCTTTAAACGTAAGAACATTGAAGTCTTTCATTGTTGCTTCATTAATTCCACGCATCTTTACATAATTTCCATCAGAGGGGGTTTCCCTCTTTAGATATGCAACATTCATATCCTGATCCTTATTTAATATTCCAGATTTACCACAAGAGAAACAGTTGTAGACATTCTTCTCTTCATTATAAGAATAACAACCTTTGTGATCACAATGTGGACAATCTTGGTGAGTTACTTCTGCCATATTTACCTACTTATGTTTACTTAAGTATTATTATAAAACTTAAGATTTATACTTACGTTAGGACACTAATGTATATGTACATTATTTTTATTCTTAGACATCAAAGGCTATCACGTATCTTTTTTAAAGCCTTTATTTCCTTACGAGAGACCCATTTCTGGTGTTTCCCTATCTTATTTGCCACATCATCTTGTGTCATGTTGCTAAAATACCTCATGTCGATTATTTTCAACTCTTCTTCGTCAAGAACTTCAATCATCTTTTTCTTAATGTACCTTATCCACTCTTTTTGTTCATACTCAATTTCCACTGATGGGGTTGCAGAAGAGCTTTCCTGTAATTCAACAGTCTCAGAATACAAAGCATTATGCATAGCTAGGTATGTCCAACTTTTTATATCATCGTCTTGAGACATAGATTTTGACCATGAGTGAACTGGAACATAAACTATATTTTTGCGTATATTATAATACTCGTTCATTTGTATTGCTGCGGAGTTGTGAAGTATCCTAGCATCATTAACTCCAGACTTTATTAATTCAAGACACTTAATAAAGCCCTCAGAAACAAGATCATCATATTCCTGTGGGTCTTTATACTTCTTTGCTAACCTCTGACACATTTTTATTATATCGTTTTCATTCATGCTCTATGTCCTCAATGCTGCCCAAGAGATAGGGTATAGCCCTAACATATATATATCTATTGCATAAGCTACAGAGCTTGTTTCAGCCTGTGTGTCAGGCTTACAGCGTAGATTACACATGTCTACAAAGGCATCTAATGATCCAGACCAGTACCACTCAGTCATCATAGACTGTGGCAATATCATACGTGCTTGTTCTGGACAAACCCCTGCCTCTAAAAGTTTATTATAACACTCCAGTGTTTCCCATTTTACTTTGCCAAATGGGGCTATGCCATTTACATCTACCACACCCTCACTGCCTTGTTTCTTGTTTTTACTACGTCCACGCCACTTCTCAGGCCAATAAAACTCAGGTTCATCATCCACATACCTACGACTAATCTCATTCCATCGTAGGAACTTGTGCTTCACCAATTGTCGAGCAACAAAGATAGGAGCTTTAACATGAAAGCTTGCAAAGCAGTGCCCAAACGGACTTATGTGTTTATGTTCTGCTAGGTATCGAATAAGGTTTTTATCTCCCTCCTTCATTTCATAATTACCGCGCTGTATGTCAGTACACTCAAGCTCAGAGTTTTTATTAAAGCTTACTCTAGCTGCATTTACTACAGTAAGATCATCACCCATGTGATTTATATATTTTACTTCAATCATCTCTATTTCCCTTGAACCTATGTTTAAAGAAAACAATGGTGTTTATTAGCGTGTTCAAAGTTATCATAGCTAAGATCCACCATTGCGACCAGTTCAGATTAGCTTCCTCTATCATTTACTCTCCTATATTAGTTGGCGCGTAAACCTCACCATTGTACTGACTACCAGTTTCAGTATCAGCGCCAAAATTACACCATGCTAAGATAACTAAGATCGCCATGATCCAGTAGAATGAAACCTTAGACCACTTTATGAAGCCCTCGAATGTTTTCTTAGCTTCTATCTCTGCTGCTTCTCTTGGTGTCATTGTATTTTTCCTTCCTCATGCTCTTTTACTGTTTGCTCCCACAACTCAACAAACCTATTGACTTGATCTTTGTTTAGCTCACAAGACCCTCTGAAAATGTTAGATATTGTTACAGAGCCATCCTCCCAAACTAACATGTGAGTTGCAGGGTCAACTACTTTCGCTGTTTTTATACGCATTACTATCTCCTTTATGCTTACGTTTTCTATATATAATCTTTTTCTTTTCCGTTACAACCCTCTGCTTATATTTAGGTTGCATTAAATCTTTTGCCATTGGGTTAGAACGCGATATCTCCTTCTTCATTATATGGACTCCTAAAATAACCACTCTTCATACATTCGACCTTAGAATCTACTAATTCCTCTAAGGCTTCTAATTCCGTTGGGGGGAGTATACCCATCCTAATCAACTCATTTTCCATCTGGGGCGGTATAGAATACATGATCGCCAATCCTTCCATCTTCTTTATAATGCTTTATCCATGAGGGACGCACACTCAAGGCGTGATAATGGGTAGAGGTCATTGCACTGTTATCCTTCTCAAAGACCTTTAAAGCTACTGCGCGAGCCGTTAATGCTGCTGTCCATTCTATTTGATTATTTATTGTGTAGTTCTCTATCTTATCTGATTTTCCATCGTGGGTAAAAGAGAATTGTTTATCATCAAACACAACGCCACAGATTGTATTAGGCCATCTATGATCCTCGACCCTGTTCATTACGACCTCTGCGATAGCGTACTGCCCCATCAGAGGTTGGTCACGACCCTCAAAGAAGATCGCAACCGCTAAACACTCTAGACCTATCATAAAGTTATTTCCGTCACTCTTGACAGATTGAATGATCGCCATGC